CCATAAAGGATTGGGATAAAGACACCAGCTCCCCACGTTACGGTAAGCCTGAGCAGTACGAACTCAGCATGACGGAGCCGGGCAGCCAGAACACCACAATTATTAAGGCCCATTGGAGCCGCTGTATTCATGTGGCAGATGGACTAATGGAAAGTGAAGTGCATGGCACCCCCCGGCTGAAAGCGGTATACAACCGGCTGATGGATTTAGAGAAGATTATTGGAGGCTCCGCAGAAATGTTCTGGCGGAATGCCCGGCCAGGCTTCCAGGGTAAAATGGACCCGGAGTTCACCATGAGTCAGGACATGCAGGATGACCTACAGGATCAGATTGATGAGTATGAACATAACTTACGAAGAATCCTTATTAATGAGGGTGTGGAATTTGAGGCCCTGGCCCAGAAAGTAGAAGATCCTAAGCCCAGTGTGGACATACAAATCCAAATGATCAGTGCGGAAACTGGCATACCCCAAAGAATCCTCACCGGGAGTGAACGGGGTGAGTTGGCCAGTAGTGAAGATAGGAATAATTGGTTTGACTTGATTGATGCCCGCCGGGAGGAGTATGCCGAGCCGGTGATTGTACGCCCGTTTGTGGAACGCCTGATAGAGTATGGGGTGTTGCCCACCGTGGAGGATTGGGAGGTTATGTGGCAGGATTTATACGCTCCCAGCGATGCCCAGAAAGCGGAGGTAGGCAAAACACGAACTGAAAGCCTGAGCAAATATGTTCAAGGAGGTTGTGATGCTGTTGTACCACCGGAGGCGTTTCTGGAGGCTTTCCTGGGTCTGGACGAAGGGGCGGTTGAGGATATTATGGAGCAACTGGAAGACTATATGGAGGAGGAGGCCAAGAAGGCTGAAGAGGACCAAAAACTAATTGATGCGGAAATTGCCAGGGTTGCACTTGAAACAGGTGGTCTACCAATACCGGGTGAAGGCTCACCACCAGCAGGGGGAGGGGTGATTCAGTAATGATTGGAGACAGGCATAAATCAAAATGTACGTTTATACGATGGATGGAGGCGACTTGTGACGGGGTACATGATTTAAGAAACCTAAAACACCCAAGAGTTCCATCTAATATTGATAAACGATTTAACAGAAGGTGGAATCGTAGAATGTTAAAAGAAGGGGTAATACACTGAAATATTATGACATTATTAGCCCGTAAATCCATTTTAGCAAGCCAGAAGCCCCGGCGGAGTTTTGATCCGACTCATACCACCGTAATCCGCAAGGCTTTTGTGAGTCAGATGAACAAACGCTTTATCCGGCTAACGGGGGCCATACGGCAGGCCATTGTTGTAGAGGATTGTTTTGATTTACGGCCTAATCTGGTGTTGCTTGCCGGGGGACACGCAACTCCTGGGCCAAAGGCATTTGGTTTTGGGCTCAGTAGTGACAAGGTTGACGGGTTCATGGATTGGCTGAAGACCCAGGAGCAGGAAGGTATACTGGATATTAGTTATGCCCAGCAGGTGGGTCAAGGGTATAGGGAGCCTTGGACAAATGCTTATATTCAGAGTTGTTACCAAAAAGGAATACAAAGCTCACGGGTTAAACTGCATAAGGCCGGATACCCTGTTGGAGACATAGAGCTGGAAGGTGGTATACAGGCTGTTATGAACGGAACAGTGCATGCTGACCGGGCGGGGCTGGCATATAGCCGAACCTACAATGAATTAAAGGGTGTCACAGCCCACATGGACCAGGGCATAAGCCGGGTGCTGGCTCAGGGGTTGGCCGATGGGTTGAATCCAATGACAATGGCAGCTGGTATAAACCAAGTGATTCGGGGTAAGGATGGTTTGGTGAGAGCTAGAATGATTGCCCGCACAGAAACCATCCGGGCACATCATGTGGCTACCATTCAGGAATATAAGAATTACGGTGTGGAGGGGGTTAATGTGCAAGCCGAACTGGTAACGGCTGGTTACGATGTTTGTGATGAGTGTTTGTCAAAGGAGCTTGGGAACCCCTACACCTTGAAAAAGATTGAGGGCATGATCCCGGTACACCCAAATTGTCGTTGCAGCACAATCCCGGTTGACATTACGGATAAGAAGAAAAAACGGGTAAGGAAAGCCCCGGTACAGGAAACAGTAAAAAAGGCTCCTACAAAATCAAAAAGGGTAGTATCCCCAGGAGAGGTTAAAAAGGTATTGAATGAACAGGAGGAATGGGCAATTGAAGAATGGAGTTCCTCCGAGGTTTGTGATGACGTTAGATCCCTTCAATTGGACCCCATTAAGTTTGCCCAAGAACACCCTTCAAAGGTATTTGTAGAAGAATATAAAGAAATATCCCAGTTTTTGGATGATGCTATAAAGAAAATACCAGACTCCGAATTGCCTTTGTATCGGGGCCTTCATGAGCTTCCGGATGAGGTCCTAACACAGTTTAAAACAATAGGATCTGAAATAGAGTTTAAAAGTGTAGCCTCCTTTACAGATGAAGCGGTGAACGCCACATTCTTTACCGATGCGGGGAGCAAGCGCAGCGTGATATTGAGAGTTATGAATGGAAAAGGCACTAATATATCGGTGGCTGAGATCCACGAATCTACTGGCATAAATGAGTTCTTGGTTCAAAGGGGAAGGAAGTTCAAAGTGGTAGGGACTAGCAAGGAAAAAATGATGGAACACTATGTGCAGGGTGAGTTGAAGAATACGTCCTCCACAGTTCAGTTCATAGACTTGGAAGAGGTGATAGAATGAACCGTATCAAATTTGAGAGATTTATAAAACGATTCACAGAGAATACAAAGACCCGAGGAAAGCCCCAGCCCCGGCCTTGGGACCATATGATAATTACTGCCCCAAAAGGGAAGGAAAAGTCAAAGGAAACAAAATGAGTATAAAAAACTTTGTCACCTGCATGACCAACTACGTACTCCGGGAAGAGCAGTACCAGGGCAAGACCCATATTGTGGCCCCTGTGATATTGATGGTTGAGGGGGTGCATACGGGTAGTAATGGGGCGGTGTACTACTCAGCTGAGGAATTAAGCCGGTTTGCTTCGGCCTGGAATGGACGGCCTGTGCCGGTGTTCCACCCGGAGGAGGATGGACAGTATGTGAGTTGCAATGACCCCAGTATTATAGAGCGGCAAAGCGTGGGGCAGGTTTTTAACGCTCACTTTATAGATGGAAAACTCCGGGGAGAGATTTGGGTTGACAAAGAGAAAGCTTCCCAGGTGAGCCCCCTGGCCTTGGGCCATTTGTTGGGCGGGGTTGCAATGGATGTTAGTACAGGGAGTTTTAGTGAAGATGAAATTGTAAAAGGAACTTGGAATGGGGAAGAATATACAGCCGTGGCCACTGCCATTCGGCCAGACCATCTTGCTCTTTTGCCCGGAGGGGAAGGGGCCTGCAGTTGGAAGGATGGTTGCGGAGTTAGAGCAAACGAAGACGGAGGTGAGAATGTGAAGCGAACTAAACAGCCCTTTACCGGGCCAAACAAGGACGATGTAGAGAAGGTCCGGGAGTTGATTGCGGAGGGCTGGATTGCCACTATGGCAAAAGCGGGATACCGTGAAGCCATGCAGAAGGTTCAGACGCATTTGAACTCTATGGATACGACTACTACTTACTTCTACCTGGAAGAAATGTTTGACAAGTTTTTTGTGTACCGGATGGATGATCCCAACGGTGGCAAATTCTTTAAACAACCATACACTTTCAAGGACGGAGTATTTAATCTTGAGGCTGCTGCCGAGGAGGTACTTAGAAAGGTAACTTACCCGGCATTAGTAGCCAATCAAAAGGAAACAGATGGAGGTTCAAAGATGAAGGTAGACGAATTAATTACCAATGAGGCAACAGCTTTTACCGAGGAAGATCGGGAATGGCTTACTGCCCTGACCGATGACCAGCGAGTGAAACTGGAGCCAAAACCACCGGAAAAGAAAGCAAAGGAACCTGAGAAAAAGGAACCTGAAAAAAAGGAAGCAGAAAAGAAAGAAACCCCGGCAGTTTTTGGTAAGGAAGAAGCCATTGCAGTGCTCAAGGAACAGTTCAAAACTAAAGAACAGTTTTTGGGGCTTATGCCTGCTGAAATGGCTGACCAGTTTTCCAGTGGTCTGGCCCTACATGAAGAGGCCCGTGGCAAATTGGTGGCGGTTATTACGACTCATTCCAAAGTGTTTACTGAGGAGGAGTTAAAAGAAAAATCAACAGAGGATCTGAAAAAGATTGCCAGCCTAATACCGGTTAAGCATGATTTCAGCGGCCTTGGGAATAACAGTACGGACATGGGTGGAAAACAGGAAAAAATGTTACCTCCCCATATTGTTCGTAAAGAAGAAAAAGGAGGTAAATAAACAATGGCACAAAATACAATAAAGCTGAAAAGTTATTCAAGTATTATGTTGGAGAAAGTGCATGCAACACTTTTACAAGCTACTTATGCCATTATCCCCGGCATGTTGCTTGAAATCATGGCTGGTGATTTTGTATTACCACATATCACTGCTGGTGGGAATGTGTTGCCGACAATGGTTGCATTTGAGAACGAACTGGAAGGCCAGGGAATTGATACAGCCTATGAGGCAGCCGATCCCGTACAGGTGTGGATACCCCAGCGAGGTGATGAAGCCTATATGATTCTAGCTGATACCGAGAATGTGGCTATAGGAACTGCCTTGGAGAGTAATGGTGCCGGGTATCTTCAGGAACACACACCAGGCGTCACACCAGATTCTGATGGTGACGTGACGGTTTACACAAATCAGATTGTAGCGGTGGCCCTTGAAGCACTGAATCTAAATGATT